ACTGAATTTGCAGGAAGTGGTGATGTTTATTGTGATTTTTTAAGTGATGGATTTGAGTGGACTTCATCAGCAGGTGATGCAGTAAATCAAAGTGGGGGAACATACATCTATTTAGCAATAGCATAAGCAATGGAACAATTGAAGATATACATACTAAGCATATTTGCATTCTTAACTTTTCAAGTTGGGTTTTCTCAAGAAAACGACAAGCATATAGTCAAGTCCCCAACTAAAGAGCTTAAAATGGTTCTTTATTCTAATGGGAAGCCTGTGGTTGAAGGGTATGTTATCGCTGTAGGGGATAAACTTATTAATCACGGTATGTTTGTGGTCTATAAACCAAATGGTTTTGTAGAACAAACCATACACTATGATATGGGTAAGATAGTTAAAATCACTAACTTTAGTGATGAAAATAAAATGTAATGAATTATATTAGAAAGATTTCAGTTGGAGCAGACTACAAGAATGCTATGCACTACATAGTTAATCAAGAGGTTCTAGGGGGATCATACACAATAAGTGATATAGCTCAAGAGCAAGAAGGATTCAGTGTTTGGGTCAAGAAAAACGAAGAGTCTGTAAAATGGAAAGAGTTTAAAGACATTCCAATAGTAGTAGAATACAATATAAATTTAATATGACACCAAGATGGGATTATTTAATAAAGCCATTCGGGAAAGAGTACAACAACACAAAAACAATAGCGGATCAAGAGTTCACGATAAACACTTCAATAGAGGATGCCAGTTATGTGAACAGGCTGGGAGTTGTGTGTGCGGTGCCGAAGGGTGGAGAGATACCACTTGGTAGCCTAGTAGTTGTTCATCACAATGTGTTTAGAACATACTTAGACGCCAAGGGTAAGAAAAGAAAGAGTAACGAGTTCTTTAGGGATGGAGAGTATTTAGTTAATCCTCAAAGAATATATATGTACAAGGATGACAAGGGGTGGAAAACTACAAAAAATTACTGTTTCATTTCTCCTATCGATCATAATCAAGACAGTGAAATTTATAGATCGGACAAGAAAGAAGAGGAGCATGTGGGAATTGTAAAGCATAGCTCTGTATTTAATGAGGGAGAAAAAATAGGGTTTACAAAAAACTCAGAGTATGAGTTTACTATAGACGATCAAAAAGTCTACAGAATGAATCATAATGATATTTGTATAAAATTTAATTAAATGAGTGGTAAAGACACAATAAATGTGAAGTCTAACGGACTTCGAAACGAACTAAAGGAGATACGTAAGAGTATCGACAAACTAACCAACGCCATTCTTATGGCACAAACAAACAAACAACATGAAGACAATCATTACATTAACGGCAAGCCTTTTATTGATGGCAAGCTGTGGAACACAACAACAAGTAATTCAATTGAACAAGAAGAGGTTTGAAGATCTGACTAAAGATATTTGCATAGAAAATAAACATGAAGTTAGATTAGCGCAAGCACTATGGAACGAGATAATGAAAACAAAGTAGTTGAGACTATAAACAGAGTTATAGAAGCAGGTGAAAGAGCTGTAGAAGAACTAATAAAAGTAGCGCAAGAAAAGATTATTACAGGAAAGCCTGATGATGACTTAGCTGCTGATAGATTAAAGAATGCTGCAGCAACTAAAAAGCTTGCGATATTTGATGCTTTTGAAATACTTCAAAGGATAGAAAACGAAAGAGAAAAGCTTAATGGCGAAGATCAGACTAAAGACGGCAAAGGAAAAGATACAGGATTCCAAAGCTTTGCAGAGTCCAGAGGACGAAAGTCTTGAGCTATGTAAGGTTATCTCTCATATCGATGATAAGACTAGGGATAAGCTAAACAAAAAGAAAGCTTGGGACTATGGGTATAACAGTGACCACGATGTAATTGTTATATCAAAATCTGGACAAATTGGTGAAGTTGTTGAAGTGCAAAATTTAAAAATAGCACTACCTTTGCAACCGAAAGAAATTCACAAAAGAAGTGAAAAAGACTCGGAACAATATTGGGAGCCATTTGAGTATCCAAAAGAGCTGTCAAGGATCAAGACCATTTTCCAGTGGAATGAGTATCCGAGTGCATTCAAAGAGTCATGGGTCGACTATATTGAGGATGAGTTCAATAGAAGGGAGAGTGGTTTTTGGTTTAAAAATAATGGCTTTCCTACTTATATTACTGGGTCTCACTACATGTACTTACAGTGGACAAAGATTGATGTCGGACACCCTGAGTTCAGAGAATCAAACAGAATATTTTTTATCTTCTGGGAAGCCTGTAAAGCAGACGACAGATGCTACGGCATGTGCTATCTTAAGAACAGACGTTCAGGATTCAGCTTTATGTCATCAGCAGAAACAGTTAACCAAGCTACAGTTACCTCCGATGCTAGGTTTGGTATTCTATCCAAGAGTGGTGCGGATGCAAAGAAAATGTTCACAGACAAAGTCGTGCCAATCTCAACAAATTATCCATTCTTCTTCAAGCCAATCCAAGACGGTATGGATAGACCGAAGACAGAGCTTGCATACAGAGTGCCAGCATCAAAGCTTACAAGAAGGTCTATTGCAGACACAGAGAATGATGACGACCTTGCAGGACTCGATACAACCATTGACTGGAAAAACACTGGAGATAACTCCTACGATGGTGAAAAGCTACGACTTCTCGTGCATGATGAATCTGGAAAGTGGGAACGTCCCGATAATATCCTCAACAACTGGCGTGTCACTAAAACTACACTAAGGCTAGGTAGAAGAATCATAGGCAAGTGTCTGATGGGATCTACTTCAAACTCTCAAGACAAAGGTGGGGGTACTTTTAAAAAGCTCTTTAGAGACTCTGATGTAACACAAAGAAATGCAAACGGACAGACTAAGAGCGGATTATACTCTTTATTTATTCCTATGGAGTGGAACTTTGAAGGGTTTTTAGATCAGTACGGACAGCCAGTCTTCAGGAAGCCAAATAAAGCCGTTTTAGACCACTATGGAGACGTTATAGATGGAGGGGTACTAGACTACTGGGAAAATGAAGTAGAGAGCCTTAGAAACGATTCTGACGCACTTAATGAGTTCTATAGACAGTTTCCTAGAACAGAGGGTCATGCATTTAGGGATGAGGCAAAGAATAGTCTATTTAATTTAACTAGAATATATGAGCAGATAGACTTTAACGATAACCTTCAAAGACAGCGTGTGGTTCAAAGAGGAGGGTTCTCTTGGAAAAATGGTGTTAAGGATACAGAGGTTATATGGACACCAGAGAAGCACGGAAGGTTTTATGTAAGTTGGATACCACCTCTTGAGCTTAGAAACAGAGTTATAAATAAAAATGGATTTAAGTATCCAGGTAATGAGCACATAGGTGCTTTTGGATGTGACTCTTATGATATATCAGGAACTGTTGGTGGTGGAGGTTCTAATGGTGCTTTACATGGATACACTAGAATGAATTTAGATGGTCCAACTAATATGTTCTTCTTAGAGTATGTATACAGACCACAAACGGCAGAGCTGTTTTATGAGGATGTTCTTATGGCTATGGTGTTTTATGGAATGCCAGTATTAGCAGAGAACAACAAGCCTAGGCTTTTGTATCATCTTAAAAACAGGGGATATAGAAAATGGAGCATAAACAGACCAGACAAACACAGAAATGATTTATCTAAAGCCGAAAGAGAGCTTGGGGGGATTCCCTCATCTCCAGCTGTAATATCTATACACGCTGAAGCAATAGAAAGTTATATAGAGAACAATGTAGGATTTAGTGATGAAGGTACTGGTAATATGTACTTTAATAGGACATTATTGGATTGGGCTAACTATGATATTGGTAACAGAACCAAGTTTGATGCAACAGTAAGCTCAGGTCTTGCTATCATGGCAAACCAGAAATACGTCATTAAGGCTAAAAGAAAAGATACAGAAATAAATGTTAACTTTGCAAGGTATAATAATACAGGCACAGTTAGCTCTATTATAAAGTAAAAATATGCGAGGAACTTCTGGGAAGTACGTTATTGGATTTCCAAATCAATTAGCTTCAGATGCTGTTAAAGCATCAAAAGAATATGGGCTTATGGTAGGGCACGCTATAGAGTCTGAGTGGTTTAGAAAAGAGGGTGGTCAATCAAGGTTTTACAACAACCGTGACACCTATCATAAACTAAGAACATATGCAATGGGTGAGCAGTCTGTGCGAAAGTATAAAGACGAGCTTGCTATTAATGGAGACATATCTTATCTAAATCTTGATTGGACTCCTGTGCCTATTATACCTAAGTTTGTAGACATCGTAGTAAATGGCATTTCAAATAGATTGTTTGATGTAAAAGCTGAGGCAGTAGACCCAGTATCTTCAAACAAGAAGGCAATGTACAAGAATCGCATCCAGACAGAGATGCGAAACAAAGAAGACTTCGAGGAAATCGGAGCTATGCTAGGAAAGGATATGTTTAGCGTACAGCCAGACATGCTTCCTGAAACAGATGATGAGCTAGATATACATATGCAAATCGATTATAAAGATGACATCGAGATTGCTGAAGAAAAAGCCATTACATCTGTTTTAAAGCATAACGACTACGAGTACATAAAGAAAAGATTAGATGAAGACTCTACAGTTATTGGAGTCTCTGCTGCAAAGCACACGTTCAATACACACGATGGAATTAAAGTTGATTACGTTGACCCAGCTGATTTAGTATTCAGCCCCACAGAAGATCCACACTTTCAGGATTGCTATTACTTTGGGGAGGTTAAAAATGTAAACATCACAGAGATCAAGAAGGTTGATCCATCAATAACACAAGAAGAAGTAGAAGAGATTGCTAAGTCGGCATCTAAGTTTGATTCATATCAAGGAATGAGAGGTGGTTATAAAACTGACTCATTTGATAAGAATACTGCAACATTATTATATTTCTGTTACAAGACTGACAAGAATATCGTATACAAGAAAAAGAAAACAGCACAAGGCGGAGAAAAAGTGCTAAAAAAAGACGATCAATTCAACCCACCTAAAACAGAACAAGCACGTTTTGAAAAATTATCTAAAAGAATTGATGTATGGTACGAAGGTGTTCTTGTATTAGGAACGAACAAAATCCTCAAGTGGGAACTGATGAAAAACATGGTGCGTCCAAAGAGTTCAATGGAGAGAGTATACGCTCCCTACGTTGTGTCTGCGCCAAAAATGTACAGAGGTCAGATTGATTCACTTGTAAAAAGAATGATTCCTTTTGCGGATCAGATACAACTCTTACACCTTAAGCTTCAGCAGGTTGCTGCCAAAATGATTCCAGATGGAGTCTTTATTGATTTAGACGGACTATCATCTATCAACCTTGGAAACGGGAATACATACTCTCCACAAGAGGCATTGAATATGTACTTCCAAACAGGTTCTGTGTTAGGTAGAAGCTTGACTGAAGAAGGAGAGTTTAACAGTGGTAAAATCCCAGTACAAGAGTTAACCTCATCTGGGGCTAACTCCAAGATATCCTCTCTTATTAATATGTACAACTACAATCTCAATATGTTGAGAGGCGTGACAGGCTTAAATGAAGCGAGAGATGGATCTATGCCAGACTCTAATGCTCTAGTTGGTGTACAGAAACTAGCGGCACTAAACTCAAACACAGCTACAAGACATATCTTAAAGTCTGGACTCTTTATGACAGAGAGACTAGCAGAGTGTATTGCTTACAGGCTGTCTGATGTTTTAGAGTATTCTGATATGAAGGATGACTTTGTAAAGAATATTGGAAAGTACAGCGTAGATATACTAGAAGAAATCAAAGAGCTTCATCTACATGACTTTGGAATTTTTATTGAAATGCATCCAGACGAAGAAGAGAAGCAGATGCTAGAACAAAACATTCAGACTTCACTCTCTGCTGGAAAGATTGATATTGATGATGCTATTGATATTAGAAACATCAAGAACGTAAAGATTGCATCACAACTTCTAAAGGTTAGAAAAAGACGTAAAGAGAAGCTTGACAACAAGAGACAGCAAGAGAACATTGCTCTACAGGCAGAGGCTAATCAGCAAGCATCAATGACATCTGAACAAGCTAAACAACAAACCGCATTAGCTAAGATGGAGGCAGAGGCTAAGATAAAACAGTTAGAGGCTGAGCTAGAGATGCAAAGAATGCAGCAAGAGTTTATGCTTAAGGCAGAACTCATTAAAATGCAGAAGGGTATTGAAAGTCAAATAAAATCTTCAGAGCTACAACTGCAACAAGAAAAAGATAGATACAAAGAAGATAGGAAGGATAAGAGAACAGCTAAGCAAGCGTCTCAACAGTCGAAGTTGATACAGCAAAGACAACAAGACTTAGATCCTATAGACTTTGATGGTCAAGACACGTTAGGCTCAGGTATGGAGGGAATCGTGGGCATTGATTAATTTAATAATTTTGCAATAATCTAATTTAATTAAAATGGAATGGAAATTAAGAGCTTTGGATGCCGAAGGTAATCCTATAGAGCCAAAACAAGAAAGTGTACAAGAGGACGTACAAGAACCTGTACAAGAAAACGTACAAGAACAAGTGCAAGAGACTGTACAAGAAGAAAAAGAATTAGTTAAAGAAACGACAGATGCCGTATCCGAAGAAAACATCGAAGAGCAAGCCCAAGAGCAAGTCGAAGATGTACAAGAAAAAGAAGAAGTAGTAGCCAAGCCGATTGAGCTTGATGACCAAAGTATATTAAACTACTTAAAAGAAAGACGAAACGTAGAAGCGGAGTCTTTAGACGTTCTTTTAAATAATGACAAAGAAGAAACGCAACCTTTACCAGAGGATGTGGCTAACTTCATGAAGTACAAGCAGGAGACTGGTAGATCCTTTGAGGATTATGCTAGGCTTCAGCAAGACTGGAATGCTATGGATGATACTAACGTGTTGCGTGAGTATTACAAGCAAGAAAAGCCACACCTTGATGCTGAGGAGATTGACTACCTTATTAATGAGGAGTTCAGTTTTGATTCAGAGCTTGATGAAGAAAAAGACATTAAGAAGAAAAAGATTGCGTACAAAGAAGAGTTATATAAAGCTAGAAACTACTTTGAAGGAATGAAGGAAAAATACAAAGCTCCCCTTGAGTCAAGAGAAGCCGAGATTCCAGAAAACTACAAAGAAGCTTTTAACTTTTATACTAAATACCAAGAAGAATTAGATCAAGAGTCTGCAACGCAGAAAGATAGATCTCGCATCTTCCAAGAAAAAACAAATGCCCTATTCAATGATGAGTTCAAAGGTTTTGAGTTTAAAGTCGGAGATAAAAAGCAAGTTTTTAAACCTAATGATGTAAGTAAGGTTAAAGAGAATCAGTTAGACATAAATAACTTCTTTAACAAGCACTTAGATGAAAAGGGGATCGTGAAGGATGCGGCATCTTATCATAAGGCTTTGTTTGCAGCCACTAACGCTGATGCTTTATTTCAGTTCGCTTACGAGCAGGGTAAGGCAGATGCAACAGACGGACTAGTGAAGGAGACTAAAAACATCGATATGAGTGTTAGGTCAAACACACCAACCGATACTGGAGGCACAAAGTTTAGAGCGGTAGACTCAGGAGATAATTTTTCGTTTAAAATTAGAAAACGATAATTAATCATTAAAAAACTTTTAAAATGAGTGTAACTATTTCTGGAGTACAAGGTGCGTTAACACCAGCTCCATCAAAGTCGACTTTATCGACTAACTATCTAGGTTCTGCTATTGAGTTTACTTCTCAATACTTACCTGATGTATACGAAGCAGAATTTGAAAAATACGGAAATCGTTCTGTATCTGCTTTTTTAAGAATGGTAGGAGCTGAGATGCCCTTCCAATCTGATGTAATTCAATGGTCTGAGCAAGGAAGACTTCACTTGGCTGTTTCTGGAGCAACTCGTTCTGGAGACGTTATCACGTCAAATGGACACCCTTTCCGCTTAAACCAAACAGTAATCATTTCTGACGGAACTGATCAAGACAAAGCTATCGTAACAGCTGTAACTACTAACACATTTGATGTTGCTTCTTATTCTGGAGCAAACTTAGCTGCTGCTGTAGGAACAACTGGACTTAGCGTATTTGCTTTCGGTTCTGAGTTCAAGAAAGGAACTAACGGAATGAGTGGTTCTTTAGAAGCTCCTAAAGACATCCAAACTACTAACCCTATCATCATCAAAGACAAGTATGAAGTCAATGGTTCTGATATGGCGCAGATCGGATGGATCGAGGTGACTACTGAGAACGGTGCTACTGGATACCTATGGTACTTAAAATCAGAGCATGAAACTCGTCTACGTTTCGAAGATTACATGGAATTATCTCTTATCGAAGGGGAGCCTGCTGTTGCTTCATCTGGTGCTGAAACTGCTGGATACAAAGGGACAAAAGGTTTATTCTACGAAATCGAAAACAGAGGAAACATTGCTACTGGTTCAATTGCTGCTCGCACTGACTTAGAAGAGCTTATCAAAGTTCTTGACAAAGAAGGAGCGATCCAAGAGAATGTTCTTTTCGTTAACAGAACTAAATCTTTCGAGATTGACAATGTACTTGCTGCACAAAACAACAGCGGTGCTTCTACAAGCTCTTACGGTTTATTCGATAACGATGAAGAAATGGCAATCAGCCTTGGATTCAAAGGATTCAACTTAGGATATGATTTCTACAAAACTGACTGGAAATACTTAAATGACGCTACAACTGGAGCCTTAACTTCTGCTGTAGACGGTGTGTTAGTACCTGCTGGTACAACTACTATCTACGACCAAGTTCTAGGTAAAAATGCTGTACGTCCTTTCTTACATGTGAAGTACAGAAAGTCAGAAGCTGAAGATCGCAAGTACAAGTCTTGGATTACTGGTTCTGCTGGTAATGCTGGAATGACTAGCGACCTAGACGCTATGGAAGTACACTTCTTAAGTGAGAGAGCTCTTTGTGTTCACGGAGCAAACAACTTTATCTTATTGAAGTAATATTAATTAGGGGGATGGGATTCCTGTCCCCCTTTTTTTTAATCTAATTAAATTCTAATAAAATGGCAAAAAAGAATACGGCTACCCAGCCACAATGGGAAGTAAAGGATAGAATATACATCCTAAAAGGTAATAGAACACCAGTTAACTTTATTCTACGTTCTAGACACCACTTAAACAAACCACTACAATATTTTGATGGAACAATGACAAGGTCTCTAAGATTTGCGTCTAATCAAACCTCTGTGTTTGAAGATGAGCAGTACGGAGATGTTACGCTTCCAGCAATCATATTTAAAGATGGTAAACTAATTATTCCAAAAGAACAAGTGTTATTGCAACAGTTTCTTTCATTGTATCACCCAGACCTTAACAAAGAGTATGAGGAGTTTGATCCTAATAAACTTGCTGAGGCTGAGATTGCATCTGAAGAAGAGAAGCTTGACGCACAAAACCTTGTTCGTGAAATGGACATAGAAGACCTAGAGGCTATTGCTCGTGTGGCATTAGATGGCTCTATATCTGATATGACCTCAAAAGAATTAAGACGTGATATGCTTGTGTATGCTAGAAAGAATCCAGCAGAGGTGATGGATTTAGCGCAAGATGAGAATATCAAGCTTAGAAACCTTGCGGTTCGTGCAGTAGAGATGGGTGTTATCTTTATCAAGGATGACAACAGAACTGTATGCTGGAACAACAAGGCTAAGGATAAGATTGTAACTGTACCCTATGGGGAGAATGTGTATTCAGCACTAGCTGCATTCTTTAAAACAGACGATGGTCTTGATGTCTTACAAGGCATCACCAATAAACTGTAGTGTTTCCACCCAACACTACCACCGAGGGGGGTCACGAAAGTGGCTCCTCTTTTTTTTGTATTTTTGTATCATGATAAATCACGTTAGAAATACAGTTTTGACTGTGCTTAATAAAGAGAATAGAGGGTTTATAACGCCAGCTCAATTTAACTCGTATGCCAAGCACGCACAACAAGTTTTGTTTAATCAATACTTTTCAGAATATTCTAGGCTTGTGACAATGAAAAACTCTAGGAGACTTTCTAGAGATCAAGGAAATAAGTTGTCTATTGTTAGGGCTAACATTGATAAGTTTACAAAAACTGCTACCTCAGCAATAGCTAGTTACAGAATAACAAAACCTACTGATATGTATACACCAATCTCTCTTGTTTACAACGACAAGAAAATGGAATATATATCAAAACAAAATCAAACATATATAGAAGCCTCAAACATTGCTGGTCCTTCGGCACTTTATCCAGGATATTGTGATGAAGATGATTTTTGGTACGTAAAGCCAAACACATTGACAGGAAATGTAAAAGTAAATTACATTAGAGACTTAGTAGATCCTAAGTGGACCTACATTTTAGTTGGAGAAAACCCAGTGTTTAATCCATCTGCTGCAGATTATCAAGACTTCGAATTAGGAGCTGACGATGAAACTAAATTAATAATTGAAATTTTAAAATTAACAGGTGTTACAATAAGAGAAGCAGAGGTGGCTCAAGCAGCAGCACAAATAGATGCTGTAGAAACACAGAAAGAAAACGTATAGTAGATGGCACTTACAGATCAACAGTATTACACAAATAGCACTAATTGGGGGGAGAATCAATTTGTATTGTTGAAAGACATTATCAACAACTTCATGGCATTCTATGTAGGTGACGAGAAAATTATAAACGATGTTAGTAGATATGATGTAGTTTATCAAGCAAAAAGAGGTCTTCAAGAGCTTCATTATGATGCTTTAAAAGACGTTAGAGCGCTTGAATTAGATCTTCCTGATGATTTACAGCTAGAGCTTCCAAAAGACTTTGTAAGGCTCGTTAGACTGTCTTGGGTGGACGATAGAGGTAGGCTTCATCCCTTGATGATGGATAGTGAAACTACTATTGCAAAAGCTTATCTACAAGATGATGAATATAATATCATATTCGATAGTGATGGAGCTGCCACAGAGGGTACTTCAATAATAGACACAAAGTTGGCAGAAGTGTCAACGGTTGACAATGATCAGTTTACAAACCTAGACTATGAGTTTTTCGGTGGTCGTTTTGGAATGGCAACAGAGAAAACAAATGTCAATGGTAAATATAACATAGATAAAAACTTAGGGTACATAAGATTTAGCTCTGAAGTTAAAAGTAAAACAGTAGTTATTGAGTACATCACAGATGGTTTAGCGTACTTGCCAGAAGATGAATTAAAAGTCAATAAGCTTGCAGAAGATTTTCTCATAAAATATATAGCATATCAAATAGTTCAGTATAAGGTTGGTGTTCAAGAGTACATAGTTAGAAGAATGAAAAACGAGCAGTTTGCTGCAATGAAGAACATGAAAATTAGAATGATGGATATACATCCATTTGACATTGTACACTCATTCAAAGGACGCAACAAGTGGATTAAATAATGAAGTTAAAAAACATATTTAACCTTGGAAAAATGAACAAGGACCTTGATGAAAGGCTTGTTCCAAAAGGAGAGTATAGAGACGCACTAAATATAAGAGTTTCTGGCTCATCTGCATCTGATGTGGGGGCTATTGAAAACTCACCTTCAAATGAAGGTTTGTCGCAGCTAGACTTTGGCGCTAATCCAGTTTCCATAGGGTCTGTGTCTGACGATGCTAATAATAAAATATATTGGTTTGTAAGGTCTGATACGGGTTCATTCATATGTGAGTATGATGTAGACAACGACAGCTCTACTTTTGTCCTGAAAGACACAAGGTCTTGGAAGACTAATGTCTTGAACTTCTACAAAACAAACTTTATAGAGTCTAATATACTTATAGATATTGACAACGATAAAAGGTTTTTGTTTTTTACTGATGGCATTAACCCACCTAGAAGAATAGAGATAGAGTCGGCAAAGCTTATAGATGCTAATGCATTTACAAAATACGATGTAGACGTGGTGCAACAACCACCTCTTGAAGCCCCTACGTTATCTTTAGGCACCTCTTCTACTAATGAAAACAACATTAAAGAAAGGTTTATTTATTTTGCCTATAGGTTTAAGTATAAACACGGTGAATATAGTGCACTTTCTCCATTTAGTGAGGTTGCTTTTCTACCAGGTGACTTTTCTTTTGATTTTGCTACAGGTTTAAATAAATCTATGGTGAATAGCTACAGTCAAGTAGATGTTACATTTAAGACAGGTACAAGTAATGTTGTAGAGATAGACTTAGTTTTTAAGGAAAGCAACAGCAACAATGTATATGTTGCACAAACTTTTAATAAGGAGGAAGAATCAATAGCTGATAACAGCACAAAGGTACACACGTTCTCAAACAGCAAAGTCTATAGTGTTCTTCCAGAAAAAGAATTACTAAGGGTGTACGACAATGTTCCGCTTACTGCTAAGACGCAGCAAATGATAGGTAACAGGATCGTTTATGCTAACTATACGGAAAACTTTGACTTAAAAGATGCAAACGGAGACGCTATACCTTTTAATATAAACGCAACCCTTAACACATCTCAAATAACCTCACCAAGCGTAGCTAAGTCTATAAAGTCAAACGTAGACTATGAGGTGGGTATAGTGTATTTAGATGACTACGGAAGGTCTACTTCAGTTATAACATCAAATAATGCCACGGTAAATGTTCCTCTGAGTGCTTCAAAAACTCAAAACCAAATAAATGCAACTATAAGTCATTTACCACCAGCTTTTGCTAAATACTACAGATTCTATGTAAAACAAAGTAAAGGCAGGTATGACACAATAACTCCTTCTATATTTTATAATGAGGCAGAAACTGGTTATGTTTATGTGCAGCTAAATGGGAATGATAAAAACAAAATACAAGAAGGTGATTTCCTTATAGTAAAGGCAGACACAAGAGGTCAAAAAACAAACTTAGTTGAGACTCAAGTCCTTGAGATAAAACTTCAAGACAAAAACTTTTTAGAGGCAGATGATTACCCAGACACTAACGATCCACCAATAGCTCAACAAGCTGGGTTGTATATGAAGATAAAGCCAGTAGGGTTTTCTGTTTCTACAGACGATTATGAGCTTACAGAGCATGATGATTACGATGATACAGCTAACGATAGGGATGATCCTTTAAAAAATTCACAAACAGTAGGGGCATATATTGAAGGTCCTTTTCCTTATTCAGGGTCTGGAGGCTCTGCACTTGCAACAGACGTCACTATATCTGGATCTTATACAACGTCAAATATATTTTCAAGGATAATCATTGAAATTGATTCTGTTAACGCAGGAGGTGATACTTTTACTACTACTGTACAAACTTTAGACAATGACCCCAACACAGGATCAACAACTACTAGTCAATCCATAACATCAGGTACGCCAATAGCTATACCTGGAACTGGGTTAAGTGTTGACTTTGCCTCAAACACTGGTCATACACTAGGAGATAAATGGACTGTAAATGCAAGACCATCTACATTCCCCTACACTCCAAACACAAAAGCATTTGCCACCTATAGATCATTTGATCAGGCAGTAGAGGAAATACCATTAGGAACAATTGTAGACTTTGTTTATGATGAGTTTAATGAAGAAACACAATATGTTGCTCAACAGTTTACAGCTAACGCAGACTATGCTAACATAGAAGAGTGGTATCACGAAAGCGGAGCTAAAGCAACCCTAAACGCAGACATTCCAGAGGACAGAATATTCTTTTTAAGGGGTACGTTTGCAGCTAAAGAGTCCACAATAACTAACAGTACATCAGATAATATATTGATGATAATTAGGTCTCTAGGCACTAAAAATAATGCTTTAGATAAAAAGCCAAAGATTGACTCTCTTATTAGCTTTCTTAAAAGACAGTCATCAGATATATTGTCATTCGAAACTAGACCAGAAGATAAAAATGAAGAGATATTCTACGAGATACCTGGAACATACAATATAACACAAGGATACCACCAATCTGGACCTGTTGGTGCTGGACTAGTGCCAGAAGATACTTCTACATTAACACAAGGAAATACCAATTTAAGCGCAGCCTCCACAATAGGATACACAAACACTAATAATTATCCAGACAGTGATAATTGGGATAACTTTCCTGCACTTTCATCTGATCCTTTTACTAGTAATGGTTATCAAATTCAAATAGCTCTTGATACTGATTCTTATACAGCATTTGCAAATTATTTTACTGGAGGAAGCGGTCCAAACAACGGAAGTTTTGGTAATGGCAATGGTAAAGAATTAACGCTTACACAAGGTAGTGCCACTATAACCATTGCAGTTCAGTATTTTCAAAGATATGATGTAACTGGAGGAACTAGAATTACTTTCTTCAACAACAGCCCTTCTGTAGGCAATATGGATTCAAGCAACTACGTAAGTGGTTCTGGATCTTTTACAAATGCTGGAGGTGATTTTACAGTAGTGTTTGGAGATGATGTAGACGTTAGCCAAACTCATAACTCTCCTGCAAGCATAACACTAGATTTCTTTAATGTTTTTTCATGGGGTAATTGCTTAGAATCATATAAAATCAAAGATGATTTTAATACAAAGTTTTTTGAGCTAGAGAACAGACCTTCTACAAACCTCAAGGACTACAAAAAGAACCACAGGACAGCCTCAATTACATATAGTAATGTTTATGATCAAACAACAAAATATAATGGCTTAAATGAGTTTAATTTAGCTTATGTAAACTATAAGGATATGGATGACTTCTTTGGAGACATCAATAAAATAGTTGCAAGAGAAGCTGATTTAGTTGTATTTCAAGAAAACAAAGTTAGTAAGCTTTTATTTAATAAAAACGTATTATTTAATGCTGATGGTAGTTCTAATATCACAGCAAGTACAGCTATACTGGGACAAGATATACCTTATCTAGGAGAGTATGGAATAACTAGCAATCCATTTGCTACAGTGCTTTGGGGTGGTAGAATATATTTTGTAGATGAGAGAAGAAGAGTTGTTTGTAGGTTATCACAAGATGGCATCACTCAGATATCAGACTATGGAATGATTGATTGGTTTAACGACAACTTATCAGCTGGATTACCTCCCTTAGCTATTGGTCAATATGACCCTAGAGACAGACAATATTCTCTTTCACTAAAAGGAACACAGATAGAGTGGAGAGAGGATGAAGTGGAGTGTGAAATACTATATGATAATACTGATACGGATGGAGACGGAACTGTGGATTCTATCGACACAGATGACGATGGTGATGGAGTATTAGATGTAAACGATGCTTTCCCACTTGATGCTACAGAAAGTGTAGACACAGACGGGGACGGAATAGGAGATAACGCAGACACCGATGATGATGGAGATGGTATACCTGATTCTACTGATTCAGCACCACTTGATCCTCAAGAAGAAATAACATTAGATACTGATGGTGATGGTATATTAGACATACATGATCCAGACGATGATAATGATGGAATACCAGATGCGCAAGAAATAGATACAAGCTCTACGAATGCAGACACTGATGGGGATGGTGTAAACGACAATGATGATGCCTTCCCAACTGATGCTACAGAGAGCGTTGATACTGATGGTGATGGAACTGGGGACAATGCCGACACTGATGATGATGGCGATGGCACTCCTGACTCAACAGATGCATTCCCACAAGACCCTGATGAGACTACAGATTCAGATGGAGATGGGGTTGGAGACAACGCTGATCCAGACGATGATAATGACGGTATTGCTGATGTAGATGAACTTGATACTGATGGAGATGGTATTCCAGATGACACGGATACCGATGACGATAATGATGGAACACCAGATTCTGAAGATGATGACCCAACAGATTCATCGATCCAGACAGACACAGACGATGATGGTATAGATGATTCTATAGACACGGACGATGATGGCGATGGTGTGCCTGATACTACAGACGCATTTCCCTTAGACCCTGCAGAGTCAGTAGATACTGACGGAGATGGAACAGGAGATAATGCAGATACAGACGATGACGGTGATGGTACTCCAGATAGTTCGGATGCATTTCCCTTAGACCCTACAGAAACTACTGATACAGATGGTGACGGCACAGGTGATAATGCAGACACAGATGATGATGGGGACGGAGTTGTCGACACTCAAGACGTTTTTCCAACAGACCCTAATGAATCGATAGATACGGATGGAGACGGAACGGGTGACAACGCAGATACGGATGATGACAACGATGGTACTCTTGATGATAGTGATCCATTTCCAACGGATCCTGAGAACCAGACAAACACACCCACAGACACAGACGGAGACAGTACTATAGACTATTACGACACAGATGACGATGGTGATGGATTTAGTGATGTCGATGAAACAGCAGCAGGGTCAGACCCGCTAGACGCAACAGACACCCCTACAGATACAGACGGAGACGGAACACCTGATATAACAGATACAGATGACGATGGGGACGGATTTTCAGATGCAGACGAAATAGCTGCTGGTACAGATCCGTTAGACGCAACTGATACTCCTACAGATACTGATGGAGATGGTACGCCTGATATAACAGACACCGATGATGATGGGGATGGGGTTCCTGATTCTGAAGACCCCTATCCATTAGACGCAACTAGAGATGCTCAAGCGACATTTAGCATAAGTATAAACAACAATACAAAGGTAGACCATACGGTTCCTTAAAAAATAAATTATGGCAATAGAGCTTTTACAGACCGTTACAAAAGCAGAAAACTCTTCTGGAGATATAGGTGTATATACTATAAAAGTAAAAGAAGGGTATGCTATGGTACAGAATCCTGATATATTAACCATAGGTGGTGATGAGTGGGATTTAACTGGAGATAATACTCCCATATCTATAACAACGGGAACTGATCATAGAGAGGTTGATGGAAATGGAAATGGTATACACGGCACACAAACATTCAATATAAACCTTGAGTATGCAGCAGGAGATTTAAACCCTTCAGATGATAATACAAATGAAATCACACTAAACCTTCATATAGAAAAGATAAAGTATTTATGTGCTAACACATCAGAGTATATTGTGATGAGAGGTGGGGTTCCGTCTTTTAACTTTTTTGAGCCAATAACTAATTACAGCGCAACAACATTTTATGGTTCTGATCCTTTATATTTAGCACTAGCACAACAAACATATACTTGGTTTATAGATAGTGAGGATGATGCTTTTTGTTTACACACATCAGGCACAGGTTTATCTATGACAGGGCAGTTTTCTAAAACAGTTAACGTGTCAACCTCTGTTTATACAGGAAGTAAAACTATATATTGGGGTGATATAACAGTAACTTGCTCAGGAGACTTTGGAACAGCAAGTATGATATTTGATGATGGTCTAAGATCTACAAAAGATTGGATTAGGTATGAAGAAAGCTGCGTAGTATCTTATACATCAAGTTCCTATTTTTCTATTGAGGATAATGATGCATTAAATGTTATAAAAATAGACGATTGTGAATATGTAGGTACTGGATCAACTAGCCTTTATCAAGAGGTTATACATTCAAAAACAAGAGCTCATAATTTTGCTTTAAAAAGCAGATTTAATAATCCTCTTACTTATTCTTTTTCAAAAAAAGAAAACAACATTTATTTATCAGTTGTACAAGATGGTCAAATTGGACAAGGAACATTAGCTAGATCAACTGATGGAGTTAATTTTCAAATATGTCAATTTAATCCTACAGATAGTCAACTTGTTGCAACATTTGGGCAAAATCAATCACTAGCTAATTTTAGAAGACAAACATATGTAGAGGACTTTTGTTACGCTGGAGTAAACTCTAGTGGTAACCATGTGTGGTACGCTTTATGTATGTTAAATGACTCTCAAAATATATCAGGTCCTTTAGCGTCTGCTGAGAACAAACTTTTTTTAGCAAAATCAATCGACAACGCTGTTTCCTTTTCTATATTAGATTTTGATGAAACAAAACCAGGAAACGCAGATTTTTTTGGACAATTAACTACTCCAAGAGGACAAGGACAAGGAACAGGAACGGTTTTGCATAATTTTAATAAATCAAGAATATACGCAAGCATTGAATATGATTATTTATTTATATGGAGATGGGACGGAATTACTTTTACAAATCAAAACAATGTTTCAGTTACAAGCTCTGTGTTATATAGATATTTTCCTAGTCAAGACAACAATACTTCTAATGATAATTGTGTGATAAAACCAATTATAGCTGGATTGAGCGGAACATCTACAGCTAATCAAAATACTGACTTTTTTAACACACATGAAACATATTATTTACAGCAATCTACTGCTGCTAATCAAGGAAATATACCATTTTTAATATTAGACAATGGACTGTGTATTTATATGGGATCAAGCGAATATGCTATATCTTGGAATTACGGAATTAATTGGTCTGTAGATAATGTTCCGTCAATTAGTGCAACTCATAGCGTAACAGGTGATAATTATATTTATCCAGAATACCACCCTGCATTGTACGAACAAAATGGAAATGTATTTGCCATCACAAGTACATCTGCTGCTGGTCATAGAAACGTACCTTTAGGATCAAGCACTACGACATTTGGTCTTTTTGACGCTTTTATGAAAGTTAGTATAAAAGGTGAAAACACTAGATTAGGAGGGACAGTTCCCTCCTCATGGACAGATGCAACAGATTATAACACTGTTACGACCAAGGTTGTTACAGTGCAAACTTATACTCCGTCACCAAGTAATAATATATTTGTTATAGACGGTAATTCAGCATTTAATCAATCTATTTCAGGACCAAAAGGAAGTGTTATTAGATTTGATCAAAGTGACAGTTCAAATACGGGAAAACAAATATTATTCTCTACTGAGTCTGCATCTGGTTTACAATACGCAAATCAATACACTACAGAGGTAACCGTAAATGGTACTCCAGGAACATCTGGTGCGTTTACCGATATTAGATTACCAGGAGAAGATGCGCCATTGTATTTTTTCCACAATACAGGAAGCGGAACGACCCACACATATGGTCACATTGTTAGTGGAACTTATTCTGCTAACGTAAGTGACATTATAGATAATTGGTCAATTTTAAAAGAATACGATTATAATACAACAAAAAAATATAAAAAAACATCAAGTGTTTTTATAGATAAAGAAGAAAACAGAAAATTTATATCTCATTCACAGAGACTAACAGACTACGCTTTTGGTGTCACTATAATACCACCCGCTCCAACACCAACAATTTCAAACACAGGGATATTTACAACGATTACAACACCAACCCTTCCTTCTGGAACTACATTAACACAAGCATCAGCTAATCAAGGTTATTATTATGAAGTTTATTCTGACGATCCTTTTTCTATAGTATTCACAACTGGTAATGGAGATCAGCGCAAATTTGACGGAGTATTTGATATAGTTGTATTGAGTAAAACTCTTCCAGTTGTTTTAGATACAGTGTCAAATCAACAGTATACAACTTATCAGGGTGTATTTGATATGGGTCCTGCGCCTACATCTCTTGTTCCAAATCCACCAAATAATGGAACTCTTGTTTCTGGATCATTTGGAACGTCAGGACTAACTCAGCTTGGACATTATGTTGTTAGAGATGCTTTCTTGTATTATGGATTTATTCCTAAAGTTTATGTAAATGGTTTTTGGCGAACAGATGCAACAGGAACTGATGCAGCTACCAACCTTAAAAGATATTCTAGAGCTGAATTGACAGTTGGTGATCGACCAGGTGCTGTTGCTTCTGGACAATCAATAGAATATCTTTTTGACCCAGCAAATGGACCTATATTATCAACTCCTTCTGGGTATACTTTTACTCATATACTAGGTATGTATTCTGGTGGAACAACATTAGGAACTGGAAATTCAAATTTTAAATCTATAAATGGAAGTTTGCCTGTTTATGGTGATGTTATATTTTGTTTTCCTAAAAGAAATTCTGATGGATACACTGTTCCGACATTTTTCAATGGTAGCCGTTCTCATGATATCTTTACTAGCTCTGGAGATATAAACATAATAGGTCTTAAGTTTTACGCTGATTATGCTAGCACTCCATTTATATCAGGTTATTACGGATCAAGAAACACTGAAGAGTCTTCTATATTTAAAAGAGGAAATCCAGATTCATCAGTTCAGCTAGATTTTGCAGATAAGTATAATAAAAATTATATACATGTAAACTCAGATGGTTTTGTAGACGAGGTAGGAGATGTAGCATCCTTACCAAATTATGATCAATGTAATTAGTTAAATTTGTAGTATGAAATTTAGATCAGGATATAAAGTAGTTAAGACACTCAGAAAGTACATAAATGGCAAGCCTACGAATGTAACAAAAGCAAACGTATCAGGTCAGGACGATTACATAGAAAAGTACTTGTCGGATAGTTGCCCAGTAAACAACCTGCCTACAGGTATCACGGCTACAACAACTACACCATCAATACAGTCTATGCCTAACCCTACACAAACAAATGCTAATGACTACACACTTAGCTTTAGTGAGTATGTAAATGGTTGGACAACATTTCACTCTTGGAAGCCAGAGTCTATGGTGTCCTCTAATGGTGATTTTTATACATTCAAGAACGGTCAGCTTTACAAGCATCACGCAAACGACACTGTAAGGAATACATTCTATGGTGATGAATATAACTCTGAGATAGAGTTTACAATGAACGATGGACCATCAGAGGTTAAGGTGTTTAAGACAATAGAGATTGAGGGAGACACAAAAGACTTTGATGTAACAATAACAACAGACCTTGATTCTGGTCACATAGACAAAACTTCTTTTGAAAAGAAAGAAGGGTTTCACTACTCCTACATAAGAAGAAACTCTACGGATGAAGTGAACACAGAGCTATTGTCCGTGCAAGGAATAGGGAGACTATTAGGGGTTTCATCAAATACTTTTTCGGTACAAGATGTGCCCTCTGAGGTTTCAATAGGAGACGTTTTATACAAATCAACAGCAAACTCATACGAAAAGATAGGAACAATTAGCGCAACTACAAGTAGCTCTATCACTACAAGTGCATCAGCTGTCACACCGACAGTAAATGATTACATATTTGCAGCAAAAGCTCCCGTAGCAGAAAGCTATGGACTCAAGGGTTATTTTGCAAATATCAGGCTTACAAATAGTAGCACTTCTAAGATTGAATTATTCTCAGTCAATACAGAGGCATCTAAGAGCTTCATCTAATTATTCGTATATTTGCATTAAATAAGATATAATATGGCATTACCAGTAGTCATGGCTGCAATTGCAGGTGGAGCAGCATTAGCAAAAGGAATTTCTGGAGCGGTTCAAGCGTCTAAAGCACGAAAAGCTCTTGAAAACTTTCAGAGACAAGAATTAAGAAACATTACAGAGGGCATGAGAGTTTCTACTCTTGGAGCCGAGCTTCAAACAGAAGCAGCTCAACAGAGGTTTGCATCTTCGGTTGATGCTCTAAGAGCTGGAGGAGTTAGAGGTCTAGTAGGTGGTCTTGGAAGGGTAGAGCAGGCTCAAGGTCAACAACAAAGACAAATATCCGCTGATTTAGATAGACAACAGCAGCAAATAGAAATGATGAGAGTTCAAGATGAAGCAAGAATCAGAGGCATGCAAGAAGAAAGGGAAGGGTTTGAGATAGGAAGGCTTGCTGGTCAACAAGCGGCAGGTAGAGCACAAATTAGTAGTGCTTTAGGTGACGTTGCTGGATTAGCCACTTCATTTATATCTCCAGCAGGAAAAGCTACACCAAAAAACAATACTACATTGATGAGTCAAACAGGACTAAAAGCTCAAGAGGGGATGTTAGGTTCGGCTGAATTTGCTACAGAAAGAGGTGGATTTTTAGGTCTAGGAAAAGAGCAAAGCGTTTTAAAAGGATTCGAAGGGATAAAGCCAATGCAAGCTGATACAAGCGGATTAGAGTCTATTCAAGCTTTAAGAACCCCAAGACTTTTAAAAACCCCAAATCTTCCGTTTATAGATAATAGTGGAACATATAATAACAGAAATATAGGTTAACATGTCATCATACTCAGAAGGATTTAAGTTAGGATACAGTGCAAATGCACCACTTGCTGGTATATCAGAGGGCATTCAAAAGTTTACTCAAGAGTACCGTAAGCAAGAAGAGATAGGTAGACAAAGACAAGAGGCATACGATAAGGCTAGATCAGAGTTTAAGAAAAAGCAAGAAGAAACCTACGGAAAGTATGCCAAAGAAGACTTGTATGATAATACAGGCTTCACTGATTTCGATACACTAGGAGACAAGTTCACAAAGTCTGCTAGAGAAACATATGAAATAAATGAGTTTGCTTTTAGAAACGGATTCATAGACGAGAGCGAACTTACAGCAAGAAACAATACATTAAAAGCTCAGTCACAAAAGCTAACTAAAGTTTTTGATGAAGCTAATAAGATGCTTGAAGAGAAAGAAAAACTCGAGTCGCAAGGTCTTGGTAACAAGTTAAACGATATTAGGCTGGACCTTTTAGAAGATTTTTCTAAAAACGTTAAAGTATCTTCTGGACTTGACGGTCTTTATATGTCTACTATTGGTAAAGATGGTAAGCAAAAAAATATATCGGTATCTGAATTTTCTAAAATACTACAAGCAGATTCTGGGGTTGATATGCAAAAAGACTTAGATGATTTATTAAAGCTAGGAGGCTATAGAGAATACACAACTAAAAATGGTAAAAGAGTAGTAAGATCTTATGATAGAGATGATGATCTTGGTAAAAGTTTAATAAAAACCAAAGTTGAGGGTTATAGTGACCAACAAGTCATAGATGCAATGTTTGAATTAGGCTTAGCTACAGATAACTCTGAAGAGGCAAAAGAAGGCGTAAAACTTATAGGCACAAAAGACATCTTTGATTTTGAGGTAAATGACAAAACTAGAGATCAAGTTGCAACTGCAATGCAAGATAAGTTAAGGGAGCAGCAGAAGTTTAAAATGATATCTACTGAGGCTAAACCAAAAGATAAGCCTGTAGATAAATCTTTAGTAAGCACTAGTAGGATTACAAACGCAGATGCTAATGATGATAGAGGTGATAGAATAAGATTCTCACCAAATAAATTGCAAGGTCTTCCAATGTCTTATATAGAAAAATTTAAAGGATTTCAAGAGTCAAAATCAAGAGAGCTTCAAAAGGATTATTTAGTTGGTTTTCAGATTGATGCAACAAAAGAAGCCAAATTTTTAGGGGCTGATTACTTTCCAGACAGAGGGGTTTTTGAGATAAATGTTGGTTATGATGTAGCCAAAGTAGATGAAAAAGGAATGCCAGTATTAAGTGATCTTAATGAGCCTATAACACAATCTGTAAGATCATCTTTTGAAATAAGGGATCTAAGTGAAATAAATGATTTCTACGCTGGTGTGGGTAGAAAGGACCTGATGATAAGCTCAAAGGACTGGGAAGCTTCTAGACAACGAAGAGAAAAAGAAAAAGGGAATCAAGGAACTGGATCAAAATATAATCAATAAATAATGAACGAAGAGGCATTAAAAGACGCATATGATTACTTCTACAGAACTGGATATGATGGAAACATTCTTCAGTTTAGAGATCTTCTAAATACCAACAAAGAAGCAGTTCAAGATGCGTATAATCACTTTGTAGAAACAGGCTATGAAGGAGATATAAATTCATTCAAAGACATTGTAGGTGTTCAGCCTGTAAAAAAAAAAGAGCCAAGCGATACGTTTGGTCCTTCCTTAGAGGAAGACTCGAAGTTCAAGTCAATATTAGGTTCTGAGTTTGATCGTGATGATCAGGAGTATGCAGAATATTTAGAGAAAAAAAACAAGGAGGCTATTTCTAAAATTAGAGAAATACGACCTGATCTTGATTTTCCCACAAAAGAAGAATACTACGGTATAGATAGCATACCCGAGTTAAAAGAAACAACAGTATAAACCCGGGACA